CGTCGGCAGTTAGTTGGAATCCATTAATTACATAATCACCAGATTCATCAAAAGTTCTACCAGCAATATACTCCTTAATAATATTATAGTCACTATTTTCTTCTAGCTTTTTAACTTCACCAAAATCAACTCTCAATAACTCAACAAAATTTGAATCATTGTAATCATTTAGTGGTTTTTTGATTAGTTTAAGGGTAATTTTTAATCTATCCGCACCAGGTGCTGAGAAATTATTAAATCCCTTAGCATTATCATATAAGCTACTGTCTTGACCAGCAGTAACAATTTGTTCGGTAATCTGTAGACCAACTCTATATGATGGAGTATTTACATACGGCTCAAGTACAATGGATGATTTAGCAACTTGTACAAAAGTGCCTCTTAGGAAATATACACCTTCAGCAATCTCTGCCGCTGAACCAACTGCAGTAGCATCTGTAGAAACAGTGGTCGCAAAAATACTATTTGCAGTAATTGTAGTATTTCCATATACAATTGCCTGATCTAATATCAAAGCCTCATTTGTTGTGAAAAATACAGTAGTATCATCATTTCCACTATCAGTATACGTAACAAAGATGGTTGGGTTTGTTATAGCATCTTGTGGGGGAAGGGCATAACCAATAACTTTAGCCCGAACTCCTGTTACTTCACCTCGAATTGATTTACCAACCAGTTGATCTAGATACAAAGATACGTCAATACCACCCTGCTGATCTTCAAGAATAACGGCAGTATATTGTGGATTGTATGTAATTCCGCCAGGAATCACCATAGAACCTTCTTTGAAGAAGTGCTCTCCAAAAGTACTAATTTGATTTTGTAAGATTGACTGTAGAGTAGTTAACTCACGTGCCTGTACAGGAAATCCTGGCTTAAAAAGGACTTTATAATAATCCTTATCAGCATCAAAATCGTCAAAGTATGGGCTGGTATCTAGATTGATCTGAGACATTGTTTAGAATTCCAAGATGATCTTAACGTCTTCTTTTTGGCGTGGGTTGCGTGTCACCAAAGGACGATTGTCGAGATATAAAATCTCTCCGCTAGGTTTATTTATCTCACTTCTAGCAACGCCGTTTGTAAACTCAACACCCAATTCAACTGCTCTATTACCAACAGTTAAAGTGGACCCAGTAAAGGTTGTGTCTAATGCACCAGAGAATCCTGGACCCGTAATATTATTTGTATTTGATACAAAACTAACCTGGTTGCCATTAGTTGAAATACCAACATAATCAGTATTAGTTTTGCCAGGTGGATCATAATATAATGACCTATCCTGAGTATACTTGATAACTTGTGTATCGGGATTGAACGAAATTACATAACCTCTAGCAATACCTTCAACTGTTGATTGCTCAATAATATCACCAACTTCAAGAGTTCCATTATATGATGGAGTCAACTTAAGTGAGTCTGCGGCTGTGAATGTATTCTCTGTAAATATTGTAATAGAATCATTAATAGTTGGATTTCTCAAAATACCAATTTGAGCAAACTGTGTATCGATGGGGAAATCTTGTGTTGAATCATCAAATCTTGCATACACAAGAACTCTGTCAGTACCCAACTCTTGATAGATGTCAAAGCCATGACCAATTGATGGTGGAACGATAACGTCCAACTTAGCCTTTTCAGATGCGCTGCTATTAATTGAACCTAAGTCAACTAGCCCCCAGGTATATCCCTTGCCACCTTTAGAAACAAGTGCCTTGGTAATCTGACCTGAATTAACATCAACCACTGCCCTAGCACCAGTACCATCACCCAAGATAGGGAGTTCTTGTCCAGCACCACCACTGTAGCCAGAACCACGCTTATCAATATAAATCTGCTTTAATTGGGCATCATTAATCGTAGAATCACCACTCTCTCTAATAGAAACAATCTGCGGAGAATCTGTAGTCAACCAATCACTAGGTACTGTAATAAATTCGGTACTATCAAACTTAATAACATCAGCGGGAGAAACCGTAAATAGATACTTCCAAATATATCCGTCCCCACTAGAACCAGCTGCTGATGGCTCTGTGTCTACGAAATTTGGCTCATCTTCAGAACCATTACCTTTTGGGTTATCACCACTGGAACCATTACTCAAGCACTCATAAACACGGAAATCACTATTTAGAACATAGTAATTCGTATCATAAAGTCTAGTAGATCCACTATTAGGAGAAACATTATATACGCTATAATCATCCCTATACTGATCATATCTAGTTCCTTTAGTCCAATCAACACGGCGAATCACTCTACGGATATTACCCGGAGTAATACGGCGTCCATACATCATCCAGTCATAGCAATTGCGAATATATGAAAAATTGTCGATGGGGGCTAGGGGGTCATCATTCCAATCTTCGGAACGACCATAGCCCTCACCAACAGGATTGGGGAGACCAACAAAGATATAATATGAATTATTTGGGTCAGTTACAGATTCGATGAAGTTATCAGCATTAAATAGCCTAAATTCATCAGTAATTAAAGCAGCCATGGTATAATTTAGTGGTGATACAAATACCTTTAGTTGTATTTATACTCCATTTATTAATACCAAATTCTACGTTACAACTTTCTTTGCGAGCCCACCCCTATCACGAAGACCACCTTTAGTCCTAACTAATGTTGGGAAGTTGTCCATATTATCAGTATATTCTGGATTTGGAATATCGAAAGTTTTGCCCCCAGGTCGGGATACATTACTGATAACACCGAAGCTAAAATAACCAAGATCACCAGATACATCTATACCAGAAACATCTGTAGTAACGTTTACGTCAATGTATTCATATGATACAGCATCAACTCCACTAACCTTGTAAACGCAATCGAGGAACTGATTTGATGTGCCCACAATATCAAGCTGATTACCTCCTATAGCATTTACTCCAGAGCCAATATTAGTTTGGCTAGTAACGATATAGTCGCCAACTAAAATATCATTAATATTTTGACTATCGTCTAACTTGGTAAAGTAGAACCTTAAGAAGTATGGAACAGAGAAGTTTGGACTTGGTGCTCCCACAATACGGGTAATAGCGGCAGAATATCCACGTACATTATCACCATTAAACTTAACACCAGATTCATACTTAATTGCGGGTCTCTCAATCAATACTATTGGGGGATTTGCTGGATCATATCCAGAACCAACTCCACTGGACTGAGTTGATACGAAGATTATCGTACCCCCAATAATAATTTTGTTTGTTAAGAATGCTCTAGAGCCATTTACTGGAGATGATATTGTTATCTGAGTATCACTTGGATAACCACTACCAGGATTTATAACCTGGAGATCAGAAACTTGCCCATTTGCGTTAACGACAGCTATAATTTCTGCCTCCTCAAATGTGTCTGAAGTATTGGTAAACAAATCAGTCTGCCCGTAAATATTAGCAGCCAAATTTGATATATCTTCCACACTACCATCAACATCTTGCTCATATCTAAAGAGTTGTGGGCTATCAATGTATAAGTTGATTGATGATGTATTTAATGGAGAAATAATAGATGCTTCAGGTCTAATATCAGACTCAAGACTATCTCTAGTTTTGAATGTAGGTTCTCCATAGATAAAGATATCTCTTTTCTGTTTATCCCAAGCAACGGGACGTGGATTTACTGTATCCAAATCACGATTACCAGAATAAATGTTAGTACCAACAGTATCAGAAGATTTGATTCTAGTAACTAGGCGAATGTCTTGAGTCTTACTTGAGTCATAAACATCATTCTTCTTGATTTGTACATCGTCGCCAGGTCTAATAGACTCGGTTATTGTTGTGACCTCAATACTATCAAGGTCTCTATTTCCCCTATAGAAATAGATGTCAATATCATCAAGAGGTAAAGGTGGTTCTGTAAATTCAAATGATGTTCCTCCATTAAACCTATAAGCAACTTCGGGAACTTGTAGTACAGAATTAACGTAAATCAATATGATGGAGTTTAAATCGATGGCATCAGAATCTTCGTTTAAAGGATCTTTTTCAAAGGATAATAATTCTCCGTTATAGATTAGAGGGAATCTTGTTCTGATTCCATCTTGTAATGATGAAATACTATCAAGATAGTCTTGCTGACCATAATTCCAGTAAGAGAAATTGTCGGTAAATGTATCCAATACCGTTAATTGGAACTCTTCAATGGGTTGTGATAAACTCTTATCAGTAACTAGTCCAACAACAGTTAAAACATCACCTTCCATAAAACCATAACCCAAGTTACTTATTTCATAATTAGTAACTTCAAAGTATTCAGATTTACCAATAGCAGTGGTTGTGGCTCCACCAACTTCACAAGTAACAAACAAGTTTTTGCCAGTGTCGGTTGTTCCATCTCTGCGTGAAATACCTTTGATAGGTAGATTGAAGTAGCTTGGTGATGGTGCCCAAATGTATGGATCGACATATCCACTACCAGGATCATCAATAACAATCTGAAGCTCACCACCAGGACCAGGAATACCGCGAATAGACGCAGCCGCCCCCGTATGACCAACTTCAGTAATTCCAATAGAAACTACGCTGTTATATCCTGAACCAACGGAGTTCTTTGTAATCTCTCCGATAGTGCCGCCACCAACATAGTTATGAACTAGAGTTGAAATACCTACTTGAAGTCTCAAGTGTGCTCCAT